ACTTGCTCATTTGATTATTGATTAATTGTGAAACTTAATTTTTTAGTTGAAAATAAACTGATAATATCTTTATTGCCATTGATTGATTGTTGGGAGTTAGCATAATAGCTATTTAACTCATCAACTGATTTACATTTATCAATCTCTTGTTTCCATATTTGTAAACTTTTAGCATCATCTTTGCCGTGAGTATTGGTAGCATCTGAATCCTTTGTGTCATCCAATGCAAATAATCCGTTGAGTGCATACTTCCTGGCATACGAAGAACTTGCTCCAGTTACCTGACTTCCATCCATTCCTTTCTTGCTTTCTTCTTCTCTTGCATAGCCATCGGTTGTATACGTTTCCTTGCCGTTTGTGAGCGTTGCGGTTGCCTTGATATAATATCTATCGCCTACGTTTATTATCGTGTCGCTAACGGTAATAGAATAACCCATCGGATTAACCACTTGCTTGACTGCTTCAAGGATATCTTCAGCACTTCGGTAGTTGTATTTACCAAATGAATTGAACTGACCTTTAGGTGCTTTGACCTTTGCTTGAATTTCTGCTAATTTGTTTTCCATTTTAGTCTAAGATTAATTGTTGAAATTTTGATTTGTAAACTCTTTCCTCTCTGCAAACTGCTGCCCAAAAGTCTTCCAGTTTATCAAAATACCAGGTGCAAGAATAGAACCCAGCTTCATCTTTGAATTTTGCTTTATACTTTTTCATAGTCCTAAGATGATTGGAATGATGTGACAATATGAAACATATGCAAAAATTGTGATTGCAATACCAAGAAATAAACCTTCTCGGTCAGTTTGGTAAAAATCTTTGATGTACTCGATTGTTTTTTTCATTTGATTGTTGGTTTAAGATTAATTAATATGTAATCCATCTAAATGTAAATTACCAATCAATTCGATAATTTTTTTATTTGGAAAAGTTTTAAACAAAGTTTTTTTATCATTGACATTTAAAATCAATTTTCCAAATATTTTGTCAATTTTTTCAATTTTAATAAAATTGTCATTATCCCAGTTGCTAAATAAAAGTATTTCACTGGTTTCTTCATCATTAAATAATTGATGTAATTGATTTGCATCTATATCATTTATAGGTTGCATTTCTTGAGTCATTAATGTTAAATTTTTCATTTGTTATTGTTTAAGTGTTTACAAATATAAATATAATTATTAAATAAAAAAACTTTATATAATTTTATTTTAATAATATCCCAATTATTTATTTAACGGTCATATAAAACAAAAATCCCCACCGATATGACCGATAGGGATTCTATTACTTAAACCTATTTAACTATGAAAACACAAACCTACAAAATTTTTCCCTCTTTAATTTGAATATTTTTAACTTTTGATTTTCCGTTCTCAATTTCAACTATTGCAAAGCCGTGATTGTGCATAGAAAATGGCATATACTTTGGACTTAAAAGAGTCAAACACCCAGTACTATAAGTGTTTATAAACTCCTTAAATCCAGTCTTCTTTTGAGTTGCTGAAGTTCTATGAACGTGACCGATTAACGTATTGCAAATAGTCTTATTAAATAGATTCTGACTTGGATTTACTCCGCCTCCGCCATACAATTCATGGCCGTGTAATACAAGCAAATCGCCCATCTCCATTCCTTGCCAATCTTCGACCATCGTAATGCCTAACTTATCAAGCCTAAAAAATATATCAAATTGTAGGTCATGTAATTGAGCAAACTCCTCAGCATCATCATTTAATGCTCTTGCAAATCTATTTTCGTGGTTACCTAATTTGTAATAAATTGGAATTGTTCTAAATAAATCCCTAAGTCTTTGCAAGAAATCTCTATTCATTTCAACTTCCCTTTGTAGGTCTCTATCCTTTTTTGAGGGATTATGTCTACTGATTGAAAATACGTCCATTACGTCCCCGTTCAAATAGAGGCAATCAATGTTTTCTTCCTTTAAATGCTTGATAGCGCAAGTCAAAGCCGTAAGGTCGTGATAAGGAAAATGTATGTCTGAAAGTATTCCAATCTTTTTTAAATGACCTGGTAGTTTTGCTGATAAATAATCTTTCCCAATACTTTTCTCAATACCAAAGTTGTCCAAAGTTTCAAGATTATAGTTTGCGACTACTGGAGGAATGATTTTATTTATTTCTTGAGCCGACCTATCCTTCGAAGTTATATTCTTTTTAATCATAAACTTTCTTAAAGATTCAGAATTTTGATACCCATACATTTCAAAGAATTGTTTATGGAAATCCATTTTACTCATGTTAGTAGAGTAAAAATGTTCTCTTATCTTTAATATTTTATCTTCCATTTTCATATTCTTCCATTAAAACATCGACTAAAAACTCGATATTGTTTAAAACTTTCATTCTTAAAACGTATGCAGCATCATCAACGTGTTCGATGTTCTCCATTACATCCATCATCGTATCCAATAAATCCTTTGCCCTTGATTTTGGCTTGTCCATCGGCTCGATGTCAATTTTATACATGAAATATTTTTAGATATAAGTAGCCGAAAATTATTAAACCTTGAAATAGGATGGTTAATAAGCACCATGTAGGTATAATATTTGTAATTTTTTGTTTATCTGATACCACCTTCTCGGAAAAATTCCGATTTATGTACATATTTTTGTACACGTTTTCGATAGAATCAATATTAACGGTAGCTTGTATATTTCCCTTGTAAGACCTTATAATTATCTTGCCTTGTGGAACGGTTATCTTTGAATAGAAAGTGTTTAAAATGCCCGTAGAATCGCAAGGATTCTCTATAATAAGCGTATCATATACCGCATTGAATTTAGTAATTACTTTGTAGTCACGGATTGTATCAATACGAATCTTTTCTTTTTCGATTATAACCGATTTTTGTGGCCGACATGAAATAAAAAAGTTTGCAATTAGCAAACAAAGGATTAGTTTTTTCATGAAAAGTAAAGTTCTGATTCAGCGTTTCTTCGAAGTGTCAATCCATTCAAGACTTTGCCTCCGCTCTTATTCCATTTTAAAAATTCTAATTTAATTGACTCGTCATTTGGGTCGGCATTTACTTTCTTTATTAATGTGCTTCTTTTCAAAGCGCCTGCGCCCACATTATAGCATATCGAAACCAATGAGTCGAACTGATTCTGATTAATGTCATCACGGCAAAATGAGTCAACGCTCCGTTCATAATGTTTAATTACATTTAAGAATATATCCGTTGCCCTTGCTTCGCTAATGGGTGCATCGGTCATTTTAACCTTTGTACCATCCTCGTAATAAGTGCAACCGACTGAAATCGTTGGAATACCAGCTGGACATAAGTAAGGCTTGAGTTTAACTCCCTCAAACTTCTTTATTAGGCTTAGTCCTTTTTGGCTTATTTGGTTGACCTTCATCTAATTTTGCTCTTAATTCAATGTTTTCACTTCGTAAATTATGAATCTCGGTTGTCAAAGTTTCAACCTTATCTTTCAAATCAGCAACCTCTGCCTTTAAATCAGTTGCCATTTCTCGCCAAATTTTAATTGCTTCTTGAACGTTGGTAATCTCAGAAGATTGTACCTCAATTTTTTCTTTCTTTCGACCAAATAGCCAGGTAATTAATGAGCCAAATAAACCCGTGACTCCTGGTATTACTATCTGTTCCCAATCATTCATTATTCGCCTTCAGTTTCAGGTGCAACTTCTTCTTCTAAAGTTTCCATTAAAGGAACTATTTTCTTTTCTTCTAAACCTAATGTTTCTAATGCCCATTTAACGATAAAAGAATCATCGACTCCCCATTGCGCCACGATAGGCTCAGGGATAATCAGATTGCCTTCTTCAATCATAGGATTAAATTGGCTCATTAATTTAAAATACAAAGTTTGCTCAGGATTCTGAAGTGCATAATTAACGACCTTGATTTCCACTCGGTCTGCTATTTCCCTAACTCCTTTAACTGGCTCAATGAATACTATCATATTAGTCTTTTATAAATATCTCTAATAACTGCGCTTTTGCTAACACGGTAAATGATTCCGAATCTTTTACAAATCCTTTTAAAGTTTCTTGGTCAGATTTATCTAAATCTAAGACCTCGCCTTTAAATAATTTCTTTGCCCAATCCCAAAATTTAAGTGCATCGCCTTTGGATGCGGAGGCTAATACGCCAGCTAACATTTTACCAGCGTTACCACCCTCAAATACTTGGTCATCAAGACCGATAAAGTCAAAGTTAAAATCTAATTTCATTTGGTTGTTTGTTTAGTTTACAATCATAAATAGCTATTATCCAAAATTTTACCAATATATGTAATTGCCATTTGCATCGACATATATTTGGAAAGTTGTATTTCGGTATTTAGGCTCGTTATCAGCCTTGTTTATTGTGATTCCATCATAAGGTTGATACACTTGAGAAACCGAAACAATATGATTGCCTTGATGAAATATTTTATAGTAAACTCTTATGCCAAAGCTATCATTATCTTGATAAGGATAATCTACATTAATTTGAACTGGACTTGCTGGAGTCCATGAATCTCTAACTGGGTTAATTGCATACGCTTCATTGCTTGCAAAAAATTGTCCGTTAATATAATTTATAGGAAATTGCGCTGAGAAATTATTTACATCATTTATAGAATATGACCAAGTCAATCCACTTACACTATTTGGAGTTCTCCCATCAGTCGTTTGGAATATAGGTAAAAACGTGTAATTATTTGCCCAATCAATAGCTGACTCTCGATTATCCACTTCACTACCACTAACAAAGCCTTTAAAATTAGTTATTTGCCTTCTTGGAACTACTTGCCCCGAAGAGTTGACAATTAAGTTATCGCCTGGTCTTCCCGTAATTGGTTGGACTACGGTTGACATTCGATAATAATTAATAAGTAAATTTATTCTTACTGCAAATAAATATTGCCCAACGGGAACGGTTACATTATTACGTTGAAATATTAGTAATTCATTTGGCACAAGACCTTGAGAATATGTAAAATATGTTTCATTAATAAAAACTGAAACGTGGTCAACAATTCTTAGATGTCCAGGTAATGTAATTCGTAAAGCCAACAAAGTAGAATTAGTACTTGGTTGATTGCCTATCGTTACAATATAATTGTAATAAGCGTCATCCGTTGGAGTTGCATTAATTGGTTCTGAATGTAAGAAACTATTATTAACAACATTTGAGGTAAACGAAAAAGATGGCGCTCCAAATACATAAGTTTCAACCGTATTACTTTGAGCATAATTATTAATTATATTACCGCCATAAGCGGAAGCAAAATTGGTATAATTTCCGAACTGAATTGCTCTTATTGTAAATACAAATTCTGCAAAGTAGTCAATCGGTAAAGAATTATTAGTTGTAAAGGTAATCGTTCTGCCACTAACCGAAGAACTAAATGGACTTGGTACATCGACCATACTTACAAATTCAAAGCCACTCGGCAAAACATCCGACATCACAATTTGTCCACTTGTAGGATTTGCCAAAATTCGCATTTGAATCCGAACCGTTCCCGACTGATTAATATTAAATGCGCCAGGCATTGACTTTGACAAAGTCATATTTGGATAGCCAAATGTACAAGTGCCGTATTGATTTGCTACCGATTGCCCATTAGCATCGAGCCATTGGTTACATAAAGCCGTTGCCTGATTATTTGCGTTAGTATCCGCATCAGCTTGGCTTATAGAACTTGTGTAAGTAGCCGTAAAGAATGGCGAATAAACCTCTTGATTTGAACCTACTCCATATTGACCGCAGTCATTCTTTTGGATTGTACGAACTAATCTTTTAGTAACTGAACTTGTCCACGTTTCTGTGCCACCTATTAAAGTAGTGGTTGTATTTGAAGTCTTAGAAATTGCTTCGCCTCCACCCGATACCGTTGCATAATTATAGTAAGTAGTCGATATATTAGGCTGAACAATTATTTGAAGTGTTAAAACTCCATTCGGTTGTAATACCCCGTTATAAGTTCCAAAGACATTATAAGTAAATCTACCTACATCGATTGAATATTGCTGAACGGTTATATTCCATCCTTCGCCTCCGTAAGTTATATAAACTAAACCCTCTTGTAGATAATCAGATATTTGTATTGGCGCAGTCGTGGCCGTAGTTCCATTATTTGTAATAGTCAAATAATAGGAAAATGATTGATTTAAATTACCAGCCGTTGCACCTGATTTGCTAATCGTTAAATACGGATTAGGTACGTTACATCGTTGACAATATAAATACCATTCAGTCGGGAATATGGTTGGTAAACTGCCGTCAGGTCTTGGAGTGTAATATTGATTTAAAGCAATTGTTTGACCACTTGAGTTTTGAAGTTGACCAAGTTCAGCCAATGTAATGGAAATAGGAGGATTCGCTAAAGATTCCCCCGTCATTTCGTTATAAACATCGGCAAAAGACATTGCCCCACTTCCTTGTAATGGCATTTATTTAGAAGCTAAAAGTGTTTCTAAATTCTTTATTTTAGTATTTTGTTCTTTAATTGCTTCAATTAACAAAGCTGATATGTTTCCGTATTCAACTCCAAGAATACCATCGTTGCCTTTATTTACAATCTCAGGTAGAACCGTTTGAATTTCTTGAGCAATAACCCCAGCATGACGCTTTGAGTCATCTTCTTTAAACTCATAAGTATATCCGTTAATTTGCTCTACTTTTTCTAAAGCATTTTCAATCTTTAAAAGGTTTTTCTTTAAGGTTAAATCTGAATTTGCAGTAATTGTTCCCGTTGCCCTTATATTTCCTGATACATACAAGCGTTCTCCGTTATCAGAGGTTGTTCCTAATAAAAAGTTTGAACCGCTATTAATGTATGATACACCATTTGCTCTTAATTGAATTTTTATACTATTTGTCTTAAATAAATATAAAGCGCCCTCATCAGTATTTGACCCGTCTGGATTACAAATACTAACTTTAGTTGTAGTTCCGTCAGCTTTGTAAAGAGTAATACCACCATCGTTCATAGAATGAAAAATATTTCCACTATTAGTAATTCTTAAACGTTCAGCATCATTTGTTAAAAAATACATTGCACCATTAGCCACATTATTTAAATAAGCATCAGTTCCTGCTTGTTGTAAGTTAAATGGAGTTGAACTTCCTGTTACTCCAATTTTAATTCCGCCACCTGTTGCTCCTCTAATATCTAATGTAGTATATGTACTAATTGCACTTGGCGAACTCGTTCCAATACCTACGTTGCCAGCGGAGGTAATTCGCATTTTTTCAGTATTCCCTACTCCATTAGTACTTGTAAAAAATTGTAAATAACCTCCATAATCTCCTGAGTTTACATTATTTTTTTTAGTAGCAATACCTCCAAAAGCAGTAGTTAAAGTTGAAGTATATTTTCCTCCAAGCATTAACTGCCCCCCTTTATCAGCACCTAAAGCATCACTTGCGCAAATAAATAATTGACCATTTGAATCTATAATAGTAGTTGGTGCTAAAATATGTAATGGAGCAGCTGGAGTACCTATTCCAATTCCAACATTTCCATTTCCAAGAATTGTAAAAGTTTGAGTATTTGTATAATCAGTTACGGATAATGAATAATTAGTTGTATTGCCTCCTTGTACTAATAATCCATATCCAG